CGCTCAGGACCCTACTACCGAACCAGTGTGGGGTGTAGCACCAAAACTCAACTTTGACAACCCTACGGGCCAGCTACTGGAGTTCAACGCCGCAGGGGAGTTTGTCATTGCCAACCCTGCTACCACGTTGGAGCAATTGATAGTCAAGGCTATCATTACAAGTCGCCTGGTCTTTCCAGCATACGACAAAGATTTTGGCTCTGATTTCTGGGTGGTCATTGGGCGTGGCCTTAGTGACTTGACCATACAATCGCTGTCCGAAAGGTATGTGCGCGAGGCACTTGGCAATATTGATCTGATACGTGCTATCGATCAGGTGTTTACTGCTATACGGGGAGATACGCTATATATCTCATTTCGCGTGATAGCAATATCGGGACATGAGAAAGAGTTTAGTTTCGCAAAGGTTATCAAGTGACAACGATTAACTCGGTGACTCCATCGTTGACCCAGGTTGGCTCCGATACAACGCTGGAGATCACTGGGTCTGACTTTCTGACCACAACAACAGTCAGGTTGCTAAGTCCTGAATTGCCACCAGTAGAGTATCCTTTGACTGGTTACTCTCTGATTAGCAGTACGGTGATGCGTGCGCTGGTTCCTGCCAACAGTGTCCCAATCGGGTTCTATACCGTGCTGGTTGACAACGGCGGCGAGGACGTAGCACAGCTGGACAATTCGTTCAGGATCAGTGTCAATCTGCCTGTGGCACCGTTTCAGACTAATAATTCCACAGACATCATCCAGTCTCGCATCATGGACCGCATTGGGATAGCACCTAATGGGTTGCCATATGATAAGCGTAAGGGACAGGTCCCTTATGATATGACTGGCGCACAGGCTCCAGAGTTTGAGCGGATCTATAAGCGTTTGGACGATCTGTTCCCGCAGGGCTTTGCACAGTTCATGGGTGGTGCGCTGCTAGATCTGCGTGCAGAAGAGCATGGTGTGTTGAGAAATCCTGCCAGCTTTTCTGCTACAGTGATGGAGATCACAGCAGCAGTAAGTACCGTGATCCCTGTTACTATCACTTTCAGTACAACAGCTACACCCAATACCACGGATAGACCGATCGTCTTCAACAGCATTGAAACTGCGTCTATCATACAAAAGAACAGTGTGACAGGGTTGGTATCTGCTGCTACTGCTACCAGTATTACAGATACTAGTAAAGCCTGGACGATAGACGAGTGGAAAGGCTACACTGTCCTTATCACCTTGGGGAAGGGTATAGGACAGTGGCGGAAGGTGATCAATAACACTGCTACTACTCTGAACGTTATTGGATGGGATGCTGGAGTTGTACCAGATACCACGTCTGCCTACAAGCTGTTTACTGGAGTTGCGGTAGCTGCGGCTGTAGCTGGTAGAAGTGGAAACGTAGTGGCTGGAGCTATCAACAGGTTGGCAGTGCCAGTAGCTTTCGTTAGTGGAGTAAGCAATCCTGTCGCAGCTATAGGTGGTGTGAACGCTGAGTCGGACAGGTTGTTCCTGAGTCGTTTCCTATTGACGGTACGCCAGAAGTCTGCTGGCGGCAACGATACCGACTATCAGATCTGGGCACGTGAGACTCCAGCAACAAGTCTGGGTGCGGTTAGCGTTATACCAGAATGGAATGGTTACGGTACTGTCAAGGTAGTTATTGTCAACTCAGATAACAGTATCCCTGATGCAGCTACCGTGACTAAGGTGTATGACTACATTGAGACTAGACGGCCTATCGGAGCACACGTCACAGTACAGGCTGCGGTAGCTGTTTCCATAGAAGCCAGGTTTACTTTGACGGTAGAGCCAGGGTTCAATCTGGTAACGGTGCAGGAAGACGTAAAACAGGCCATTGTCACTTATCTTAATCTAACACCTGTTGGTGGTGACGATGGGTTTGTGCTGTTCTATCGCGTACAACAAGCAGCACTCAAGGAAGTCGAAGGCATTGACACCTTTGACATGTACACAACTGGATACGGTATTAGGAGAGCTGGTGCGCCTAGCTACAGTACCGCTAACGTCACAGTAATAGGTACCGAGAAGCCAATCGCAGGGACGATTACAGCTGTATGAGAGATGTAGATTTCTACGGTTGGGGCGAGATTCTAATGGAGAATCTGCCCACCTATTGGCAAGATGACGATTTCATGCAGCAGTTCTTGATGGCAGTGGGGTTTGAGTTCGACCCAATTGACCGCTTCACGCGCTTCATGGTTGATGGTGAAATACAGCGGGCATTGCAGGGCAATCTGGTTGCTAACTTGGAGCCGATGCACTCTGCATGGTTTGTGCGTACTGCCAATGAAGTAGCGATGAAATATTGGGAGGATATGTTCTCCGCTCCCACAGATGCTGATGCAACTCTCGAAGAGCGTAGGGCTAACATCCTGACAAGGATGCAGGGCACGGCTACACCTACGCCAGCCTACATCTATTCTCAGATCTCACAGTATGCAACTGAGATAGTAATCGTCGAGCACTTCGATCTGCCAGGTAACGACCTTAGACGGTATACGTTTGACATCCGCATCATCAAGCCAAAGGGTTTCCCACCCAACGTGCAGCAGAACATCGATCTCATGGTTAGGAGAATCAAGCCATCACATCTAGGTTACAACATTATCTACAGTGAAACGTCATGGGCTGCATTAGGTGATCGTACTTGGGCAGATATTGGCAATGTAACCTGGGCTGATCTTAGCTACTAGGAGTTATCGATGCAGACTACTGCGCGCAAAGGATTCCTGCTACCTGAAGTAACTGATGATGACCCTACGCCCAATGCTGGCGTGCGCGACACCACCAGATTCAATGCGTCTCTTAGTGACAAGGCTACTTTCTTTGACGCCAACGAGGTCATCTCTGGCAACTGGCAGTTCTCTTCTATCACGCTTACTGGTGGCTTGAGCCAGGATATGGTCAATAACACTGGTGCTGCGAGGGTCGCTGGCGATGTGGTCATGCTCGATCCTGCTGTGGACCGTAGTTTTATCTTGCCAGTTGCCAATGCGATTGCACCTAGAGTTGGTGTGGTAGTTGCGAACATCAATGCTGGTGCCGTTGGACGCGTCGCAATGGAGGGGTTTGTACAGACGAAGGTGACAGGTATCACTCGTCTACAGTACCTCCAGACACAGGCCGCTAGCGTTATTGCTACTGGTAACGCACTACCTAGTAGCGCAGCGTTTGGGATTGCTCTGGAGAATCCCGTTGGTGGTGTGTGCCTGGCTTACTTGCACCCTAGTGCTGGTAGCGACGCAGAGAGTATATATAAGACTACCACACTGCGTAGTCAAAATGCTGCTATCACTGCTGCTGAGCTTCAGGGTATCTTGTTCTTCTTCGGTTACAGGGCAAGCACACAGACACTTGTGTTCCCAGATCCAACTACTAATGAGCGTCCAATAACCGTTGCGGCTGAAGTAGGTTCGATAACTCTTACAGCGACTGGTGGCTCTGCTGTCTATGGTGGCTCTACCAATCTCACTACTGGAGCTATTATACATGGTACCGTCAATGGCGGAGATGCGTTCCAGTACAAGAGTAATGGTGTCCAGTGGAGAACAGTATGACCTACGCTGCTTCTCAGATTAGTTATTGGGTTGGGCAGGCTAACGATGCCAGTACAGGTACCCATCCCACTGGTTGGACTATAAACCAGAGATGGTCTGAAACTGCTGGCGAATGGCAGACCATGTACAACACCGAGTACAGCGGTGCTCGGGATACCTCCGCTGGTCAGCCAGGTAAGCCTAGTGGAACCACACATCCAACAGGATGGGTAAACAATCAGCTCTGGTCTGACACTGCGACCCAATGGAACACGATGTGGGGTTTGGAATGGACTGCTGCTCGAGATACTTCGGCGGGCCAGCCAGGAAAGCCATCTGGTACACAACATCCCACAGGATGGGTTTCTGCACAGCTCTGGAGCGTTACTGCCACACAGTGGAATACTATGTGGGGTACCGAGTGGGCCAACGCTAGAGACCCGCAGGGATTCTCGTACAGCCATCCTGGGCAGGCACCCAACGCGGTGTTTTGGAGCCAGAGCGCTGGCTACTGGCGTGGACAGGCAGATTATTACTTTGGACCAAGCCGAGTCTGGAATAATGGCAATACTTGGGAGACTCTGTACAACAACTACGTCGGTTACTACAATGACATGGTTTCCCAGAGAGATACTTGGACGTCTAGAGCCAACCAGGCTTGGGGTCCATCGCGTACTTGGAATAGTGGCGACTCTTGGGAAACTAAATGGAATGCTCGAGACAACATACGCGACCTTAGCTACGGTTATTGCAGCATGTCGTGTACAGGTTGGAACTCTGCAGCACCTGGCGCGTCTACTTGGACTGGCTGTGCATTAGGGTTGATATCACAGACACACCCTCTGTTCAGTGGCAACTATGTCTATGCACAGTATAACGGTTACTATTACGTGCATGTCATGGGACGCATTGGTGGAGGGTTCTTTATGCGACCAGCGGGGAATACTATGCCCGCTGGTGTGAGTCGTATTTTCCCACCAGCTTATACATCTTCTGGTGGCTATGAGACATATGTACAGGCTGGTAGTTATCCAGCTTATGGAAATCTTCAGGTAGCAGGCTGGCACTGGTACGGTTACATGCCAGCAGGGACCGTCTTTAGCTTTGAGAGTTATTCGTTCTACGCGGTTCCAGACAATATGTACGTGTATGTGATTTTCCAGCCAGTAAGAAGCTACCCCGGACTATAGATGACTGATGACTATGTAGCCATTCCACCAGAAGAGCACACTGTGGTGTGCCCATTCTGCAATACTGAGCATACGGCCATGCTGTCGGAAACATACAACTCGCCAGCTTTCCAGTGTCAGTGTGGCAAGAATCTGATGGCTGTGTACGACGGTCCAACGCTAGAAGTGCATGAGGTGATTTAGTATGTCGGACGAAGTGGTGCTCAAATTGAGCAACAAGTTGATGAGACGCTTGTCGTATATGATGGGCTGTTCTGAAGCGGCCAACGGTTTAGTTGAATCGGCCAAGAAAGCAGCCATCGGCGCAGAGAACAATGTACGCGAGATGTTGTCTTGGCTGGCAGACCAGGATGGTGTCGAATTACCAGCTGACTATAAGATCAAAGTGGATGATGAAACAAATCAAGTCATCGTCACTTCTAATGCGCCGCAGATGCCTTTTCCAAAGGAGTTAACTAATATGATCAACAATAAGGAGTCTCATGATGGCTGATTACGTAGTTGGCCCAGGCGTAGCACAGGCTATCTCTGAGAATGATGATGAGCCTCGCAGTGACGAGCTGTATATCGTGCTCGAAGAAGGCCACAAGATCTCACAGACGTTTGGTCGCGATGCTGTATACTACTGGCTACAGGAGGATAATACCGTTCAGCGGTCTCCCTTTTGAGGGATACGAGGCACCAGCTGAACCAGACAGGGATGACGTCTGGTGGGACCAGGTCCAACCTATGGCACCGCAGTTACGTAACTGGACGTGTGCTGCATGTGCTCTGGATTGGGTAGTACGTAGTACCGCTCTGGTACCAGATTACGACCGCGAGCGTGCAGTCTATGATATTGGCTACCCAGAGCAAATAAATTCTTCAGAGGGTCTAACCAATATCAATGGTCCTGGGCAAGCACTCATTGATGTGCTGTCCTATTACGGACAAGAGTCGGAACAGGGTTGGTTAGACTACGATACTATTTTTGCAAAGGCCCAGAGGAATCCAGCTATGTTGGCTGGAGTGAGGTGGTATCATTGGGTAGCACTGCGCGGAACCAGTGGTGGTAATCTATGGATAGCTAATTCAGCACCTGGCTACAAGGGTATGTGGGATATCCTTGGCAGGTATGACTTCGACCGTCTTGGGCCATTCAACACCGTGTTCTTGAAGTAAGGAGAGAATCATGCCTGCTGGATATCTTAATTTTAGTAGAGTATTGGTACTGATCGCGGTTATCATCTTCGTGCTGGCCGCATTCGGTGTGAGTTTTGGTACGGTCGCACTAATACCAATTGGTCTAGCAATCTGGGCGGCGGCTGCTTTAGTTCCGTAGCATGAAGAAGGTTTGGGACTTCTTGGGTCCATGGCTATGGATGTTTGTTATGGGTTGGGTTGGTGTGGGTTTGATGATATTCGTCATCAACTGCTCTGCTCAGCGTGTACCGACGTTGCCTAATCCTGTGCCTGGACTTGTTGCGTCCCCTTCACCGTCGCCAATTACGCTTGAGATTACTATCTCGCGCGAGCAAGAGAGCGGCGATATTGTTGTTTCTGCCGAACAGTTGCAGCCAGAGGGTCCGCCGATCCCTGCATCGACGCCAATAGCTATCAACGTCAATGTTGCAGACGCTGATGGAAATAGTGTGGTAACTATTAGTCCAAGCGATATAGCTCCTCCTGACGAGCCTACACCTGTGCCGATTGCGGTTGCCACGTTTATACTTCCAGTACCCAAGCCTGTGATAAAGCCAGCTACCAAACTCGTAGTACAGCCAACTATCATAGTCGTTACGCCACAACCTGATGAGGAGGTAACGCCTAGCGAAGTGCCAGTAGAACCAACTGTAGGGATTATGTCTTCTCCTGAGTCAGGTGTCTCCGCCCCTGCTCAGGAGACTACAGTTGTGCCTATTCCGCCACCCGCTATAGTGCTACCTCCAGTAGATACTACGGTAGAGCCTAATCCTACAATAGAAGTCT